GTTTATTGTTTCTATCAAGTATCTTTTTATAATTTTTCTTAGCATATTTCCCTTTTGCCTCCTTTACCTTATCGGGGTTCTTTTCACCCCATTTCTTTACATTTTTATTGTGGCAGGTTTTACAACACCCCGCAAGATTATCCCAAGTATGATGGTTATTTGTGTAAAAAAACTCCTCTGTCCTTGGAAACGTGTTACCGCAATAGGGGCACTTCTTATTGTTAAAATCAATTACTTTGGGATTATGAGGAAGTGTTTTATTAATACACTTCTTACAGGGGTCTCGGAATCCGCATGGTCTGCTATTATCAACATAAAAATAATCCCTCGTTAGCGGATATGTCTCGCCACACTTTTTACATTTCCGTTCTATTTGTTCATTCATCTTACCTTCCTCCCTTATTTACTTGCAATCCCTGTTCTGCTTCCATCCCTGCTCTGACAGCTTCCAGTAGTCTTAAGTTACCCTCTAACTTGGTCTGGTCGAGTTTTATCTTACCGCGGACAATCTCTTCATTCGTATCGGCTTCTGCCTGTGCCTGTATCTTCTGAATCTCACCCTGTTGTTTCATCTGCTCGTTCTGTGCGTTGACTTGTCCCTGAATCTGTATATTACGTTCCGCCTGAGCTTGGGCTTCCTGCTTATTCTTCTCTATGATATATCTCATCTGATCTATAAGGTCGTATAAGTCCTCACCCCGCTCAAGGGCTGTCTCGAAGTACATGACATCGGGAAGATCAACGCCGGGTCTCTGTTCTCTCACATTCTGTAAAGCCAAAGCGCACCATTCTGTAAACTTAGCCCTCATCTTGGCGTCAGGCTTAGCCCTTAGCGTCATGCCATACTGTACACCCTCTGCCTCCATGAGTCTCAAAGCCTCCATATCCGAAGGACTGATAATACCCGAATAAGCCTTGCGCACCTTCTCGCTTGTCCTAATTCCTATCTGTATCCTACGCATGAGGCACGTACCAGTACTCTGCTTTAACTCATAGCAGGCATCGAGTATCGGTCTTAGCACATTAGCCGTAGCTTGCATGGAAGCCTGTGTAGTACCTACGGGAGCATTGGGGTCAGGGGTCATACCCAAACTGACCGGGTTGATACCTGTCATCTTCTCAAGAAGACCAAACAGCATATCAAAGGTTCTCATTGTCTCCTCTACCCTTGGCCCCATGCCCCCCTCAAGTGGCACAATGGGTGTGGCCGCTCCTCCTGTGTATAGTCCCGTACTGGCGGAATAAGAGAATGGTAATATACCTGTCTGTCTCCATAATGTTAATGCCTCGGCGGGCTTCAGCCTTCCTCCTCCAAGTGTCACATTAGCCAACATAGCCGTATTGACAGCATAACCTCTCTCTACCATCATAGCAAGGGAGTTCTGATATCTTAAGTAGGCTTGGGTCATCTGATCCACGATGGGCTTCATCCTGCTCATAAGAGAGGGTTGTAGTAACTGCTCAACGTGGATTGGTAACTGCGGTCTGCTCAGTCCTTCCCTTGATGCCATCTTGATAGGGCCGAAGTCATAGACGTGATCCGTACCTATCACCCAATAACACTCATAAGGCTGTCTCTTGGCTATCTTGCGTACTTCCTGCGTAGCTCCTGCCTTGGCGTTCTTCTCCGTCAACGGCTTAACTTCGCTGTCCCACTCAAGGTCAATGACGCTCTTTCTCCCCCTGAAGCTCTTATAGTAGAGCCTCCTCTTGTAGTCGGTGTCTATCCACCATGCATGAAGAACGGGTACTTTAAACCCATCGTACTGATAGGTCTCTGACGTGGGATCGAGCTTACTGTATCTTGTGTCCCAATCTGACTGTGGGTTGCCGTTCATGCCCATAGCGTTATGAGCGAGTTCCTTTAGCTGATCCTCGGTGAGTTCAGGTAGCTTACTTCTTAGATTGGATATGGTGACAAAAGAGAAGTAGCCTGCATATTCAGAGTCGGAGTAGTCTTTCTCATTAGAGTATTGTATGATGACTCTGGCGGGATCGAGATACCCAACCTTCCACTTGCCATCCTGATTGTCGAAGTAGTCCTCTGTGGCAGCGTACTCAAAACACAACAGGTCGTCGATACACTTAGGAAACAGGTCAACATCCCAATCGGATATCTTAAAGGAGTGCCTTAACATCTTCTGCATGGCCTTGGCCACGTTGAGTTTAAAGCCTCCCTGAGCCTCAAACATATCAAAGTCTTCCTTACTCTTAGGATACACTATATCCTCATCAATGGGGATACCCATCTCAGCTTTGATCTTATTCTGCCACTCAGCATTCTCAGCAGCTATTAGCTTGATGTACTTTTGTTCCTCAGCCAGTTTTCTTGAGTCAGCGTCTATGGTATCAACATAAAGGTCGAAGTCTGACTTGTCGAACATCCCATGGACAGCATCGAATATCATTGGCGCAGGGCTAAGGTTTTCCCAAAGCAGGTTATACCATCCTTCCCGTTTAGCTTTCTTCCCTATCGCTGTGTCATCAAAAGCGGATATTGAAGTATCGGTCTGTGAACTGTCGCTTGTAAGCCACGCCTTGTATTGCTCAATGTCCTGCTCCCCGCGGGAGTATGCACGCATCTCTCCGAACCATGATTGAGTTTGCGAAGACCATGCCGTCTTTCCGCGCGCCCACAGAGAATATATCCCCTCTGCCCATGCCTTACAATAAGCACCATCCTTGGATTTTGGATCGCGGTCTCTATTTGGAAACTGCCATTCCCTGTTCTTATATGCGGGTAACTCAGAAACCTTCATACTTGAATATTTTCACAAAGATAAGGATAATCTAAAATCTCCTTTTTCGGAACGGAGCGAAGCCACTTAAGTCCATATCATCTCCCTGCGGATTAGCCATTATCTCCCTGTACCTTGACTTACTACCAAGCAGACAATAAGCAAAAGCTACAAGAAGATCGCGATTTGTAAAATCTTCAATCCCCCTGAATGCTTTAATCTCTCCCAGTAAGTCGTCATGGTTCTCAACGTGGCCCCTGAATTCTATATAGTCCTTGATCTCCCTTACCATATCCTGCTGTGCCTCTGTGAGAGTGTACCTTCCAGGTAGGGGCTTCTGTTTGCCATCGAGCCCTATGTCATAAAGGAAATATCCACCATAGCCGCGCTTGAACACATGGCTTATAAACGCCTCTACGTTCTGTTCGGGATAACATAACGCACCGAAATACTGTATGGCCATAATGACATCCTCAAAGTATTCCTCCTGTGTCGATGGTCTGTATCGGTAGGAGCATACACACTTAAAACTCTCCCAGTCTTTCTTAGGCTTATCGTGGTCTTTCTCCATATCGTATTCCCATAAGATAGCTATACCACCATCAGACTGTCTTGAATTAGAAAGGTTCGCTCCTATCTTAGATCCCATCTTGGCCTCCGAAGCCCTGAGATTTCTAAACGGGTCTACACCGCATGTAAACCTTGCACCGTTAATGGGACGCCATGATGGGACTATCTTATTGCTCAGCCCGTCCCACACTTCTATCATCTCCCTCTGGTTGGTTAACTGAATAGGTAAGTCCATAGATATCCTGAATTTAGGCGTATCGGGGTCTGTCTTCCACAATACCCTGTCATCGGGATTACCAAATTCCCTATAGAAATATCCCATCTTATACGGCGAATTACCAAAGGACTTAAGTTTGTTTAACTCACCGAGGCGTTTATCTACTATTTCAAGGTTAAACCCAACACTGCCTGAAGTCCCCAACCAACACTCCGACCATGTAAAGGGTGATTTACGCCTTACGCTTCGATATGCCTCAAGTGACTGAGGAGTGTTCTCCGCTAACAGCGCATCCCTTTCCGCCTGAAACATTTGTCTCGCACCTTTTCTACTCTTTGCAAAAGTAGCGTCGGGTAATAAAGCCACTTGTCTGTCAGTAGGAGCATCGGCTACAGACTTCCCAAACCTGTCTATGAATCCTTCCATTCGCTGATAGGCTGGTAGAAATATCCTCGCAAAGCCCGACGGTGTCTGCCCTTTATGCGGGATGCGCCTGTAGAAATCTGACATCATACACATCTTATAGTAAGGAGCACTCGTGGATTCCATCTCTTCAACTGTCGATGGGTTCTTAACATACACTCCGTCAAGTATGTTGACACCCATACCCGTAGCCATAGTCAGCTTGTTAATGTTCCACCTCTCAAAAATATTCACAGATAGTTGAGAACTTTTGCCCTGCTCATCATTAAGTAGTCCATTAAGCCTATCCCCTTCGTTCTTAAAGAGTCCCCCGCTGTCTGAAAACGTCACGGCACTATTCAACCCCTTAATATGATAAACATTGGGGGGTGCATTAAGCCTTAAGATATTAGGCCGCCTGCTCCCCTCCCACATCGGCTTGATACACATCGGCAATGCGTCAAAGGCGGGGAGTAACTTCTTTTTATAGTGTATCTCAGCGTTATTCCCCTCAAAGGATATGATAGAACTAAAATAAGATAGTCTTGTAGTAGTCTCTTTGAGTATCTTATGTATGGACTCATGCGTGGCTCCCGTTCTCCTGGTTTTCGGCTCCACATCCCCAAAGAACACCCTTCTCCCTAAGTCTGTCATCCGATACTTGCCGTCAACCTTTACTGCCCTGCCCGTTTCCTTATCAATGTCTGCGAAAGTCTCAGTCGCGCTCTCAAGATACCTCGCAAAACAATACTTACGCCTCGCATCGTCCCTGTATTCTGGATATGTCTGTGCTTCGTCTATGTAATAGAAATTAAGAAAGTCATAATAGTCGGGAGGAAGAAACGTTAACTCCCCATCATTATAAAACCAATACCCATAAGTCCTACACCACCAGATATTGTGAAGCCATTCAAGTTCTTCCTGTAGATTGTCTATCTCATCCTCAAATATCTCCCAGTACTTAAGATAATATTTGTAGCCCTGTACGGTATCTTGCCTATTCCTTTTCTCTATCTCGTAAAGAAACTCAAGAGACTTCTTTTCAAGTATCTGTAATTTCTTAGGTATCTCAACGCGGCGGAAGTACTGCTCATCTCTCTCTAATCCGTAGTTGTCTATTCTCATTAAGTCCTTGGGCGGACTTGGCATACTGAAGACTATGGGAGTAAGGTCACTATCCCCGTCATTGATTATCTCCCACTTCTTATACTCTCCATCTTTATGTGGAAACGGCGGTTCGTCATTTATAAATACCGACTTCTCCGGCATGTAGCTATCACCATAGGGACACCATGATCCTGGTAGTTTCCCCTGCTCTGCAATAAGCCTTACTATGCTTTCGGGTTTAAGTTGAAATTTGTCGTCCTCTAATTCGTCATCGTGTGAATCAAATATAGAGGGCCTTTTCTCTTTCTTAGCCATTCACCTATCTCTCTGTTTTCTCTGTGTGCAAAGATAGTAATAAGTGAGTAGATGGATTTTAACTCAACCGGGCATAAAAAAAGCCCCTGTGTTGAAGGCATGGGGGCTTAATAGAAAGCAGAACACCTATCTTATTCTGGTCTATTAAATATCTTGATAAACGAATCTTTTTCGAGTTTATTGAGAGAAAAATCATAATCGGCATCCTCCGCGTTCTCCATAATCTCCGCACCCAATGAAACAACCAGTTTATTAAATGATAATGGTTTCCTCCATTGTTGAAATAATGCCTTTGTTGCCAAAGTCGACCATTTATTATTCCCCGATACGCGTACTTGTCCCGCTCCGAAATTTAACAAAACAAAACACTGTTCCTCCGCTTTGGGTGTCATAATGCCAAGTATGGTTTGCTTTTGTACCGAATTACACTTTACCTCAGCAAAGAGGTTATTGGGATTCATCATATACTCACGAGATACCTTATCACCCCTCCCAATTATAATCTTATATCCACATTTGTCGTCTCCCGAGTACACATTGCTCTGAATAAGTGTAGCCTCACTGAGTTTCTTGTTGGCATATAGATACTCTACTGCGCCGGACGGAGCAGATGTAATGTCTCCCGAGTACATAAGACAGCCTCCATCCTGGCTATACCAAGAATTCCACCCTACCTTACCGCTTTCATTAATCCCTGATATATCTATGTCTCTTGCACCCCAACTGTCCTCCCAATAAACGCCTACGGCAAGTTATTTACCATAAAACCGCGTTCCCGTAGGGATACTCCCGATAAACATTTTTTCAGA